ATAGTTGGTAGCTTGTTCAGCTATGGCTTCATCCTCTGGTCCTTCAGGGACAAAGTTGACTATTTTCTCTCCAGCTGTGAAGATACGCATCAGGCTGGGCATCATCCACATCAATGTGTCTTGTACATCAGTGACAACAACTTGGCTACGACCATCTTCTTCGTTGCCAAAGGGTTCACCATAGAAATACTCCATGGCTTTTTCACGTTGTTGGCTGATCTCTGAGTCCATGTAGTCACTGGACCCGTTGATCTCACTTTCTACAAGCCCAATAATTTCTTCGTCTGTTAGGTTATGGGCCATTTATTTTTTCCGTTTTTTAGACTTTGGAAATCCTGCCTTCATATTAGCATAGGCTTTATCAGAGATTGTTGATTTGCTTTTAGGTCTGCTTATGCCCTTGCGTTTTCTGGCATTGATGTTTGCGTATAGTCCTCTTTTAGCCACGTTTCTTTCCCTTTACCTTTTTAAGATCAGCTGCAGTTATCTTTTTTCTAGGTGGTGCAACAGCTGCAAGTTTCTTCTGTTTTGGACTATATTTTGAGTAGGGCATTAAACTATTCCTGCGCTAGAGTATTTTATTTCAGATTCAAAACCATACTTTCTGAATACCGTTTTGCTCTTTTGTCTTTCTCCAAATCTTTCTATGCTCAATGCTGCATAACGCATTGCACTTAGAAGGTCGTCTTTGATTGGCACCACTCGTCCATTTTTTCTATGGTAGAGACGCAACTCCTCAAGGGTTTCAGTACAAGACATAAAAATTTGCAGCCTACCAGTTTCAAAGCGTTGCAGAAGCAAGCTAATCCCCGCTTCAATTGAGTTATTACCATTAAGTTTACCTTCCGCTGGTGGATTACTGAAGTGTTCACTGAGCATATAGACACCAAGATCACGGTATTGTTGTGCTAGTTGTATTCCTGATCCCTTGTCATGTTGTAGCCCATCATGTGGAAATGCCACTGGTATGCCAGGTGTTCTGTTGTTGATAACCGCAGCATGGGTCAATGGTGTTTCCTTAGACCTTCGGTATTCATCATAGACGTAGATGATGTCGTCATCTGGGTCATATGCTACCCAACTTACAGCAGTCGGGTGGTCAAAACCAAAGTCTATTGCAGCTAGTTGTAAGAAATGATTTGGTATGTCAAATTCTTCACAAACTATGTCTTCTTCCTTGACAGGGTAGACAAGCCCTGATCCAAACACAGGGATACCCTTTGATCTCATGTCACGCTCTGCAGGACTGTATACAGCTAGTAGCTGTTCCTTGGTCTTTGCATCTAGGTGATCTACATCGTCCCAGGTGGCTGTTATCAAGCTTTGACCTGGTTTGAGATCATTCATAAAACTACTAACTACACTTGTCATCCCCTTTTCAGGAGTAAACGTCATGTAGACAACACCATCAGTATCAGCAGTACGAGTGATACACTGACTAAAAATCTCATGCCTGGGTTCTTCGTCAAGCCAGACAACATCTACAGCTTCACCCATGAACTTTTCAAAACCCTGTTCATAGGCTTTGAAGCTGATTATAGAGTTTCCACCAGTTTTGTGTTTAACCAACGCCGCACTATAGGCGTTTGGAACACCTGGTTTCCTGATGGTTTCCTCAATGTATTGTAGCGGTACGGCTCCTGTACCTTTTTGATTAGGGTCTTGTGGGTTTCCAAATAGTTCCTTCTGGATGATATCCCTGGTAGTATCATTAGATTCCCCTGCTGCCCATACCTTTACTGGTTTGTCAAATCTACGACCTTTCCACCACTCAGGATATATTCCTGTCAGGTGATAGGCAGTTTCTGCTGCTCCACAAAATGTCTTACCAACACGGTTAGCTGCCATCAAGATACGTTGTGGACAATCTTGTCCCTCTTGGTGGAACTTTGTCTGATACTCATATGGCGAGTATTGTAGAATCCTGTTGGTCTTTACTCTTCGTTCCTTTTCTTTGAGGAGCTTGAGTACGTCATTTCTGTTTGCCAAATTGGACCACGTTGTTTGCTAAGAGTTTATCAATTTGTGCATCTAGCTCTTCATCAGATAGCTCAGACACCTCTTTGATCGTAGTTTCCTGCTTTGCTACCGCATCGTAGCCAGCCCTACTGAGGATGTCTCTGGCTGCATTGAGTCTTACATTTTCAGAATCAGCAGTTCTCATCAGTGATTCTAAGACACTAACAGCCAGGGTAGCAGTTTCACTGACTTTCTCCTTGATTCTTTTTTCAATGTGGAGCCAAAGGTGTCTTTGTAGAGCTTTTGCACGATGTCTGGAGACAGTTTTATTTGTGTCCTTGTACCCTGCCTTAGAAAAAGCATCATAGGGTTCAAGGTGGTTGTCTACTAATTCTACAATAAAGGCAGCTTCTAGCTCTGTTAGATCTGCATCTAAGGCTTTAGGTTCTTTGTAGCTAGGATATTTCTTCATTTCTTTTTTGTTTACACTCTGAAAGTTTCACTTGTGAACCAGATTGATTGACAGCTAGCTCTACAACAAAGCTATAGTTAAGACAATCTTCTTTTGTCTGAAATGGCCCAGTGACACTATGTTCTGTTAGGTTGCCAAACTCTAGA